CCGGAAGGCCAAACCCTGGCCATGATTGAAACCATCAACCCGGCAAGTCGCAGCATCAACCCGTGGAACTTCTATCCAGACCCGTCTTGCGGGGAAAACATCCACGACGGTCAGTATGTTTTCGAACGTGACGACATCACCGGAAGAAAGCTGCGCGACCTCATCGGTGTGCCAGGATATCTCACCGAGCAGATCGAGGAAATCCTGATCGAAGGCCCTGGATGCAAGTACAAGGAAAACGGAATCCCGCAGCATCAGGTCAAGCCAGATGATGACGGGTTCGAGATATGGTACTACTACGGCTTTCTCGAAAAGGAAGACCTCGAGGCTGCTGGCGTTGACCTTAGCGAAGACGCCGATGCTCTGATCACGCTTCCGGCTATCGTCACACTGGTCAATGACCGGGCCATTTGTATCGTTCTGAACCCGCTGGACAGTGGCGAGTTTCCATACGACATTATGCCATGGCAGAGACGCCCGGGATTTTGGGCGGGGGTCGGGGTTCCGAAGCAGATTCAGCCGGCCCAACGGATGATCACCGCCGCGAACCGAAACATGCTGGACAACGCCGGCATCAGCGGCGGGCCGCTCATCGGAATCAGGATGGGCGCGGTCGAGCCGGCTGACGGCAAATGGACGCTCAGTCCGAGGAAGCATTACTTCGTCAAGGCCGACGCCGACGTCAGGTCGATCCGCGAGGCGATCGACGCGATCATCATTCCGAGCAATCAGGTTGAGATGCTGAACATCATCAACTTCGGCCTGAAGGTGGCGGAAGACATCACTGGACTGCCCTTGATCATGCAGGGGCAGCAGGGGTCCGCGCCTGACACGGTGGGCGGTATGCAGATGGTGAATAACAACGCCAGCACTGTCCTGCGCAGGATTGCCCGCAATTACGACGATTGCATCACTGAACCGCACATTCGACGTTATTACCAGTACCTCTTGATGTATGGCGAGGATGATTCCGCCAAGGGGGACTTCATGATCGACGCTCGCGGCAGCACGGCGCTGGTGGAACGTGAACTTCAGAACCAGTCGATCATGCAGATGGGCAACATGGTCATGAATCCTGTCTTCGAGATCAGTCCGAAGAAATGGATGGAAGAGTGGCTCAAGTCGCAGCGTCTCGACCCCGAGCGGTTCAGGATGAGCCAGGAAGAAAGGCAGGCCGTGTCGCAACGTCCGCCACCGGAAGCACCGCAGGTCACCGTGGCCAAGATTCGTGCGCAGACCGATCAGCTTCGGATCAAGACCGACATGGACCGGGATGTCGTATATGCCAAGGCCGAGGCGGATCGCACCCGCATCGAAGCCATGTCGCGCCGCGAGGAATTGATGCTCAAGCGCGAACTGGCCTACGTGCAATTGCAAATCCAGAAGGGCATTAACGTCGACGACAACAAGGTTCGACTCGCCGAAACCGCCGCCAAGCTCCGGACGCAAAAAGAGTTGACCTTGATCGGCATGCAGAAGGATTTGCACATGCACCACAACCCGACGCCACAGGTTCTTCCGCCACCCGCCGAGCCAGCCGGGCGTGCGCCTCCCGGACAGGCATTTGCGAGGTAACCCATGATCGCCGAACTGATAGCCCGTGTTTTCGCCACTCGCAACGCCGCGCATAACGCTCATCTGCGCACCCGCAGCTATGCGCAACACGAAGCACTTGGCGCTTTCTATGCCGAAGTGATCGATGCCGTCGATACCGTTGCAGAAGCCTGGATGGGGGCCTTCGGCGAGTTGCCCGAGTTGCCGCCCGTCGATATGCCAGGTGAAAACATTCTTGCCCATCTTCGCGATGAGGCCGATTGGATCGAAGTCAATCGCGCATCGATCGCAGACGAGTACGACGCCATCGCCAATCTGGTGGATGGCATCACGGCGGTCTATCTGAAGGCCATCTACAAGCTTTCTCGCCTATCCTGATGAAGCTCTCTGAAGGCGAGCGCATGTCCGCGCTCTGGCGCAAGCTCGAGCAGCACCTGACCGACCGGCTCGCCACGCTGCGAGCCAGGAACGACGGCAACCTTCCCCCGGATGAAACCGCGAAGGTGCGCGGTCAGATTGCCGAAGTGAAGTCCTTCCTTGAAATCGGCACACCCAAACTCGTCATCGACGAATAAATCATCGACCCTCGGGGGGCATAGCCAAAATCAATCGCACTACTGCTGGCGATAGCCACCGGTAAATGCGTTGGCCGCTTCGGCGCCCGACATCTGTGAACGATTTTGGAGATTTGCCGTGACCGTTGAACAGGTCGAGCAACAACCCACTCAGGAAGTAACGGAAGAGCAGCAAGCATTGCATGAGGCCGCCGCCTTCGCGGAAGCGTTTGCCAGGACACGGGGTGAAGAACCCCCGCAGGAAGCAGCGCCAGAACCGCAGGCGGCACCGGAACAGCCCGAAGAGCCGACTAAAGCCATTGCCGAGCCGCCGCCCGCAGAGGGTGCCAGCGAGGAAGGGCATTATGTCATTCCAGGTCTCGGGTTGACCGAGGGGGAGCTTAAGGCCGCGATTCTCAAGGCCAACGAGGTAGACAGCGTCAAGGCCCACATCGAAAAAGCCTTCGGGAAAATTGGTGAGGTCTTTAGGAAGCAGCAGGCGCTGGAGCAGCGTAACCAAGCCATGCCGTCCGGTGGCCAGGTCAAGCTGACCTCGGAAAGTTTCAAGCGCATGCATACGCAGTGGCCGGAGATGGCGGCCGATTTGGCACAGGACCTTAGTGAGGCGCTGGCCAATGTCGGAGGTTCAGCTGCTGCTGCCGCGTTCGATCCGTCAGAGATTGAGCGCATCGTCGCCGTGCGTGTTTCGGAAACCGAGAAGAATCTCAATCAGTCCGTCGAACGCCGCCTGCTGTCCCGCTCTCACCCGGATTGGGAAGGCGTCGTTACATCGCCCGACTTCTCGCTATGGAAGCAGAATGTTCTCAAGGAGGAAGAGCGGGCAACCCTCGATGCCTCATGGGACGCTGATTTCATCGGCAAGAAGATCGACGAGTTCCGTTCCTGGAAAGACAAGTCACAGCAATCCCGTACCAACAAACAGAAGCGCCTCGAGGCGGCGATCCAGCCGACCGGTGGGGCGGTTCCCACTTCAAAACTCAGCGAAGACGACGCTTTTCATGCCGGCTTCAAGTTGGCGCGCGGTCTTCGGTAAATAGGAGAAAGACATGGCAATCCAAAGTTATGCACTGTCCCCGCAGCGGATCGGCAAGCTCAAGGGCGAAATCCTTGGTCACGCCGTCGCGGTCGAAGTTCTCGGTGTTACTGGCATGCAACGCCAGATTCCGAAGAACAGTGGCGACACCGTGGTTTATCGTCGCTGGCTGCCCTATGGCGGCACGAGCGGCGCCGTCTCTGGCGGCATCGATCCGCAGGACCGCTTTTTTGCTAACAACACCACCGTTGATCGCACGGCCGCATTGGCCTCGGCGCATCTGACGGCGGAAGGCGTGACCCCGGCTGCGGAAACGATGATCCCGGTCGACGTGACGGTCGCCTTGCAGCAATACTCCGTCCTGTACGGATTGACCGACAAGACCGTCGACCTCTACGAAGACGACGTTGCCGAAGAGATGAAGAAGCAAACCGGCGAACGGGTCGGCCTGCTTCGCGAGATGGTTCGCTACGGCGCCCTGACGGGATGCACCAACGTCTTCTATAGCGGTGGCGCCTCGCGTGCGGCGATTTCCGGCAAATTGACTCTCAACCTGTTGCGCAAGATTTCGCGCAGCTTGCAGGGCAACCATGCCAGGCGGATCACGTCGGTCCTGGCGCCATCGGCGGACTTCGCGACCGCCCCGGTGGAAGCGTCGTATCTGGTGTTCGGCAGTTCCGACCTGGAATCCGATGTCCGCGACATCCCCGGTTTCATTCCCGTCGCGTCGTATGGCAGCCGCAAGCCGATCAATGAAAACGAAATCGGCGCCGTCGAGAATTTCCGATTCATCACTTCTCCGGAACTGGTGGCGATTCAGGATGCCGCCACGAGCACGACCGCCTCGGCGTATGGCTTGCTCTCGACTACCGGCACCAACCCGGATGTCTATCGCGTGGTCGTGGCAGCGGAAGACGCCTGGGGCCAGTTAGCGCTGCGTGGCGCGAACGCTCTCACCCCGACCTACATTCCGCCCGGCCAGATGGACAAGAACGATCCGCTCGGACAGCGCGGTTATATCGGCGCCAAGTTCTACATGAACGCCACGGTGCTGAATAACGGCTGGATGGCGATCGCCGAAGTCGGCGCTTCCGCCCTGTAATTGACGGGGCAGGGAATCCTGCCCCTACAACTGAAAGGATACTCAAATGGCAATTGGCAATCTTGCAACCGGCACGCTGGCGATTCCGACCTCGACCACGAACATGCTTTCCGGCATTACGGGCGCTGCGACCACTTACACGGCCACGCAGTTCGCGTTTGCGATCGATGGCAAGGCGTATCTGAAGGCGACTGCTTCTGGCGCGGCCACGCCGACCACCGATTCGGCGGGCGGCACGCTGGTGCTCGCTCCCGCTTACGGAACGGTCGTCGTCTGGTGTGTGAACTCCAGTGGCACCGTGTCTGTCTATCGCGGTGAAACCGTGGCCCTCGACGGCAGCAACGCCTTTACGCGCGCCCCGGCCTTCCCGGCGATTCCGGGCACCGTCTGTCCGTTCGCTTACACGACTCACCGAAATTACGGTGGCTCGAACTTCACGATCGGCTCGACCAACTGGAACACCGGCAGCACGGCTCATGCAACTCAAAACTGCATGTACCTGCCCGAGCGTCCGCAGACCAGCTAATCGATTGGGTAGTACCGGTGCCGTGGGCTTCGTGCTCACGGCAACCTTAAACGATAAAGGACATTCATCATGCAACTTTGGAAATCCATGGCCGACCTACTGGTCAGCAAGAAACTCACCCTTGGCAAGAATGCTCAGGTTGTCGCGTTCAACTCGAGCGGTGTCGAGGTTCCTGTCGCCTTGGGGGCTGTCGAGGCCCGCAGCGCGGCCAGTACCTTGTCTCAATACGACAACGGCAAGACCATCCTGCTCAACTCGACCACGGCCTTCGCAACCACGTTGCCGTCGCCGTTCATGGGTGGGCGGTTCAAGTTCATCGTGACCGGCATCCCCGGCGCCAGCGCCCACACGATTGGCGCGGGCAGCGCCATTATCAAAGGGTCGGTGTCGTCCGCCGACCTGGCCAACGCATCGGCTGCGGCCTCGACTACGGGTGGTACGACCATCAGCCTGACCACAACCGCGTATGTCGGTGACTGGATCGAAGTCGTCAGCAACGGCGTCAACTGGCTGTTGTCTGGTTCTGTCAAGGCGCAGGGTGGCCTGACTATCGCCTAATCGTTTCGCGCTCCTCCCAGGCAGTACCTTGGCCCGCCCATGTGGCGGGCTTTTTACATCCACCCTTGGGGGGTAAATCCAGAATGACCTCGTTCTAATTTCTGGAAGGAAACCAACATGGGACGTTATCCGACGAAGGGCATTGACGCTGCCGCGCAGGACATCAATCAACCCGAGGATGTGATCCTGCCCGGCATGGACGATGGCCCTATCCGGCGCACCGACCAGATCATCGAACCAGTCGATGGCCCGGTGTCAAATAGCATGCTTGGCGAGATGGCTTTCAGCGAAGAGATGATCGATGTCGTCGTGCATGAGAGCACCGACCCCAATGCCGAAAACCCGGTAATGGTTTATTGCAATGGCGTGCCGCAGTTCTTCCTGCGCGGTCAGACGCAGACCGTCAAGCGCAAGTTCGTCGAAGTCCTGGCCAGGGCGAAGCAGACGGCGATCCAGACCGTTGAGCGGCCGATGATGGGCGATACCGTTGTCAGGAAGGCTCGCAGCCTGCGCTACCCGTTCTCGATCGTCCAGGATCGCAATCCGAACGGCACGGTATGGATTCGCAAGGTACTGGCTGAAGCCTGATGACATTACTTGATCTCGTCAACAGGCTTCGGATTGAAAGCGGGGCATCTGGCGGAACGTTAACCACGCTCGCCTCGCCGACAAAAGAGGTCGAGCGGATGACTAACTGGATCATCCAGTCGGACCTGGAAATCCAGGAACTGCACCACGACTGGAACTTCCTGCGTGCCGAGATTGAATTCGACACGGTGGCCGGTGACTGGAGTTATACCCCGGTTACCGACATCACCGCGATCACAAAATTCGCGCAGTGGAAGACGGACGATCTGCGCGTCTATCTCAAGTCGGCGGGGTATGGCAGCGAAACACACCTTGGCGAGGCGATGGCGTATGACGCCTTCCGGTCCTACTGGCGATTCAACATGCGCCGTAGCACGCAATCCCGCCCTGTCTCGTGGGCAGTGGCGCCCGATCATTCCCTGGTGCTTGGCCCGGTTCCCAACGATGTTTATACGGTGGTTGGCGAGTATTTCAAGGAACCAACCATGATGTCTGCGGACACGGACACGAGCGCCATTCCGTCACGCTACCAGATGGTGATCGTTTATCGGGCCATGATGAAATACGCGCCCTATGAAGCCGCAGGCGAAATTTATCAGGCCGGCAAGGACGAGTATCGGAAGATGCTCGATGCGCTTGAAATTAACCAGTTGCCGAAAATGCAATTGGCAGGGGCGCTTGTCTGATGTCTATTGGGCAGATCAGGTGGCCGGCGATTCAGTATTCGCTCATCCAGATGGGCGGTGGCCTTGACCTTATCACGCCGACACTTTCGCTCAAGCCTGGTGTTCTTCGCGAAGCGCTGAATTTTGAATGTAACGTGACCGGTGGCTATAGCAGCATCAGCGGTTACGAACGTTATGACGGTCATGCGGCGCCGAGCAGCGGGACATATGTGGCGCTCGATGTCAACATGGTTCCCGCAATCGTGATCAATATCGGCGATTCGGTTAGCGGCGCAACGTCTGGAGCGACCGGAACGATTATTGCCACGTCTTCGTCGATGCTCGTGATTGCCAATCCGAGCGGCACATTCATTGTTGGCGAAGACATCAATCGTAGCGGAAGCCCAATTGCCGAGGTTGTGGCATTCAGTACCGTTGACACACCGAAAAGCAACGCCGTGTATCTTGCGGCGGCGGCGGACATCTTGCGCGCAAGTATTGCCAAGCCGTCCGGCTCGGGGCCGATTCGCGGGGTATTCTTTTTCGGCGGGTCGGTCTATGCGTTGAGAAACAACGTCGGCGGGACAGCGGCGGTTCTGTACAAGTCATCTGCCGCCGGCTGGACGGCGGTGACGTTCTACAGTAAATTGTCGTTCAGTTCCGGGCTGGTCAAGCCCGCTGAAGGGGCCACGCTTTACGGCAATACATCAACCGCGACCGGGGTCGTCAAGCGTGTCGTGACGCGCACGGGCACATGGGGCAGCACCGCTGCCGGGACCGTGGTTATCCAGATCACGAGCGGCGCATTCCAGAACGGGGAATCGGTCAAGCTCGGCAGCGGGGCGGGAGCGGTGCAATTCACTGCGGCATCGGCATCGTCGGCCATCACTCTGTTGCCAGGTGGCCGACTGGAAACCGTTGAGGCGTCGATCATCGGCAACACTACCTTGCCGCGAATCTATGGCGCCGATGGCGTCAATCCGGCCTGGGAATTCGACGGCACGACGCTGGTGCCGATCCATACCGGCATGACCACGGACACACCAAAGCACATCGCGGCGCATAAAGACCATCTGTGGTTGTCCTATGGCGCGAGTCTGCAATACTCTGGATTGGCCGACCCGTATGCCTGGACGCTGGTGCTCGGTGCCGGCGAAATCAACGCGGGCGAGGAAATCACCAACCTGCTTCCCCAACCAGGATCGGATTCGTCGGCGGCTCTCGCGGTTATCACCAAGAACGGAACCAAGTTCTTCTATGGCACGCCGGGGGGCAGTTCGGCGCAGTTGGTGACATATAACTCTGGCGTGGGCGGCAGGCACTATACCGCGCAGAACCTGATGAACGCCCATGTCCTTGATGACCGTGGCGTGATATCGATCGCCACGTCACTCAACTTCGGCAATTTCGACACAGCAACCCTGACCTTCGCCATGCAGCCGTGGATTGTTTCTAAGCGCACCATTGCATCTGCGTCATGCGTAAATCGCGAAAAGTCACAGCATCGCGTGTTCTTCAGCGATGGATCGGCGCTTTACACCACTGTGGTCAATGGTCAATTCATGGGCGCCCTGCCGCAGTTCTTTCCGGACGCGGTGAATTGTGCCTGGAACGGCGAGGATGACGACGGCGATGAAATCACGTTTGTCGGCTCGAGCGACGGATGGGTATATCAGTTTGACAAGGGCACGTCGTTCGACGGCGCCAATATTTCCGCTTACATCACGCTCAACTATGACCCGTCGAGATCGCCGCGCATTCTGAAAAGTTATCGGCGCGCTGTAACAGAAGTGTTCGGCAACACCTACGCCGAATTGCAGGCGTCCTACAAACTCGGTTATGCCAAGAGTGAGTATGGCATCCCGTCATGGGACACCTATACCGCGACCATGATGCAAGGCGGGTGGGATGGCATTGTGCATTGGGACAGTGGCGCATCCTGGGATACGCAGAGCATTGCGCCTGTCGAGATCGAAATGACCGGCACCGCAGAGAATGTGGCGCTCTCATTCTCTACCGACAACAATTTTTCCGGGCCGATCACCATCACGTCGTCGATCATTCATTACATCATTCGAAGAGGTCTAAGGTGAGCAACGAGTTCTATACCCGCACCAGTCTTCCGTCGCCAGGGGGCGCCCTGTTGTCGTCGCAGATACGGGCGGAACACGCCCTGATCGAGGCGGCATTCGACAAACTGCCGACCATGACGGGCAATGCCAACTACTACGTTGCCATCAATAGCAGCGGAACCAAGTTGGTGGCGGTGCTCGCCCCGAGCGGCACGCTGCCGACGCAAAGCGGCAACGCCGGGAAGCAGCTTTTCACGGATGGCACCAACGCCTACTGGCGCCTGATGCAAAAAGACTGGGAAATCAAGAGCGGCCCTTATACGGCGGCGGTCGGCGATCAAATCATGGTCGACACATCTGCTGGTGCAATAACGATTACGTTGCCGGCGAGTCCGGCATCGACCGATGCGCCAATCTTGATCTGCGACTACAAGGGCACGTTCGGCACCTACAACTGTACCGTTGCGCGAAACGGCAAGAACATTAATGGTTCGGCGGTCGATTACACCGCAGATTTGAATTTTGAGATGCGGGGCTTCGTATATGTCGACAGCACCGTTGGATGGAGGAGCTTCTGATGACGAATAAATCTAGCGAGATTTTTGGCGGCGGTATCAGGATGCTCCAGCGTGGTACTACCACTATCGCTGCAAGCGCTAACACTGGCACATCCACGCTCTCCCCGAGCATCACTAACACCAGTAAAGCACTGCTGACTGTGCTTGGCAGCAGTACTTCAAGTACGTCTGTGGGAACAGGAGCAGCACGGCTTTCGCTGACTGATGCATCAACACTTACGGCTACTAGACAGGCAACGGACACATCAACGGTTAACGTTTCGTGGCAACTCGTGGAGTATTACTAATGCTTTACGTTCAGCTAGATTCAAATGGCGTCTGCGTGTCCGAAGTAGAAACTTCTGGTTCTGTCGTGCCCAATGGAGCCTTTGAGGTTCAGGCGCTTGGCAACATCGGGAAGCGGTGGAATGGAGTCTTCTTTGAATCTCCATCATCCCTGACCCCGCCGTCAGTCACGCCACGCCAGTTCCGGCAGGCGCTGACGCGCACCGGCCTGCGCTCCGCAGTCGAAGCCTTCGTCGCCAGTGCGGATCAGGATACAAAGGACTGGTACGAGTACAGCAATGCTTTCGAGCGTAGCAATCCAGTCCTGATTGCGTCCGGACACGGCCTCGGCAAAACGGATGCTGAGATAGACGCGCTATTCGTATTGGCTGCGACACTGTGAGTCACCTACGCGCCATCTACTGCCGCACGTTTGGACCGATGACGCCGGTCATCCGGGCACGCTTCTGGAGCGACTGGAGCCACTGCGGAATCATCACGCCTGATGAGACCGTATTGGAGGCGTCATTCTGGCATGGTGTGGTAGAGACTGACATTGAAGACTTCCTCGCCCGCTGCACGAAATGGACAGAGAAACCAATCGAGTGTCCAAGTCCAACTGTAGGCATTGCGTGGGCGCGCACGCAAATAGGCAAGCCATACGATACCTGGGGTGCGCTTGGTCTCGGCTTCAATCGCGAGTGGCAATCTGAAGAAGACTGGTTCTGCTCAGAGTACCTTGAGCAGACGGTCGTGATGGCCGGACGGCAGCGTTTCTCATCTTCGACGTGGCGGATTGATCCGCAGACCTCTTTCAACGTGATCTAGGAATCGACCATGGCAACCGATTACGCAAACAATGCCATCTTCGGCAGTCAGTGGCAAAACGCCAAATTGCGCGGAGATACGTCGTTGATGAATAACTTGCAGGCTCGCATGGATGCCATGAGTCCGCAGGACATATCGAATTTCAATCAACAGGTTGGAATGATCCAGGCCAAGACCATGGATATGGGTCGCGGTGACCCTAACGCTTACAGCGCGATTCAATCGAATGGTCTTGAATACAACACGTTAGGTCAGTCGCGCACACCAGGCCAAGGATCGTACAACAGCATTACGGGTGCGCATGGGTTTGCGGTGAATCCTGGCGCATGGCAAGGCACTGCTATAGGGACTGCGACCGACCCGACCAAGACTATGACAGCCGCAGACTATGCGGCGAAGGTTGGGAACCCCGCACCGACGAGTAACGGCTCGTATATTCCGTACGGAGGCACGACATCGGTTCAAGGTACACCGATCGACCAGTATGTAAAGCAACAGACCTCGCAGAGCCACATCACTGGCCCTGGTCAGAATGGCCTGATCTATTCGTGGAATACGCCCGGTGCCGGTACGACACCCAGCGCAGGAACATCGACATCGACCAGTGGGGGGGTTACGCCGACAACTACATCGCTCCCGGTCGGTACAAGTGCCGAAATGACCACGCACGTTGGAAACCCGCCTCAGTGGGTTGTATCTCCAAATCAACTGGTCGAGAACCGTATCAAGGGTATTCTCGGCGACAACAATCCGCTCATGCAGCAGGCCAAGACCCAAGGACTGATTTCGGCGCAGGAGCGCGGACTGCTCAACACCAGCATGGGCGTCGAGGCAGGGCAAAAGGCATTGTATGACTACGCGGTCCCTATCGCCACTGTCGATTCCCAAACGCTTTCGAATGCGGCAAAAACCAATGTCGATGCCGCTGTCACTACAGCCGGACAGCAATCGTCATTAGCCGGAACACTAGCCGGGGTTAATGCCAGCATGGTGAATGCGGCTCTGTCGTCGCAGACACAAAAGGACATTGCCGCAGCACAGATGAACTTTAATTCCCTGCAAAACGTGTCCGAGGGCGTCCGCTACGGATGGGGCACGCTGCAATCCGGCATCAATCAGGTATTGTCGTCGAACATGACGCCTGCCGCCAAGGATGCGGCTGTGCGCGACATGACCTCTCAGTATCTGGCATATGCCAATACCGTGAGCAGCATTTACCAGATTGATCTTAGTCCGCTGTTGAGCCAGTGGATGCCAAGGACGGCGTGATGGGGAAGTGGGACGCATACTGGTCGACGCAGCCTGATAACTCCAGGCTGCGTGCTTCGACGGATGTCGTCGGACAGATATATGGTTCTGGTTATTCAGCGACAGCGGAAAGCGATTCTTCTCCAGCCGGAGTGTGGTGGGAAACCCTTCGCGAGTATTCCGGTGGCTTGTCGCCAGGAAGCAAGGTCAGTTGGAATTCTCTGAGCGATAGCGATCAGAAGGTCATCGAGAATTATTACAACAACAAGGTTCTCGCTCCCGCGATAGACAGATGGATGGAGGCGGCCAAACAACCATCTGATGGAATTTATTCCGACTCAAGCAGCAATCCTTTCATCGGTAATATCGCGCACGTCGATGCAAACGGGTACTCCCCGAGCCAATGGAATTCCACGGGAAGCGAAAACCTGCAATGGAAAATCGTCAATCCGGATTCAGTAGCTTCCAGGTTGGCATCGATAGGATTTGTGTCGATTGATCAGGTGGGCACCAAGGCCGGCGATCCATCCAAGGCGCGGGCGACAACCCAGATCGGCATGATGAAAGCGATTGATCCTTCCATGCCGGCGAGATATGGCATCGATGATCAATACATCTCC